CAACAATGAATCGTCTTGATTGTTTTATCCGGGATATAAAATGTCGTTTAGTAGAGACATTTGGTCGGGCTAATCAGCCGGCCATAAAGCTCTCACTATCCCTTTCCGACCAGGAAGTAGTTCCAATTCAGTTACGAGGTAACCTTGGTTCTATTGATCTTCCGCGGAAATGGGTAGTGTTTCTACTCGAGTCAAGTGCTAGACTCGAGTCGCTCGATTCGCGAGGGCGAACGAGCGACGACCTTCTCCTACTAGAGTTAAAGGACTCAGTGGAGTGCTCAGCCAAAGTCGTGATGACACTTTGGTCTGCATTAGAGAGTCATTGGGGTCTTTCCCTTAAGAAGGACCATGCTGATAATTGGCGCCAATTGATTCGCTCTGCCTTGTGGTTTGTTCCAATGTGTGGATACGAACAGGAATTCATCCCATTCATGAAGTATCAGCTCTCGTACCTTTTTGCTAAGGGCGAGGGACAAGCTGAACTTCCTGAAAAGCCAGAGGGATTCCGCCACAAGGATGGATTTGTTCTATTGGACTGGCTCGGTAGATTCTTTAAGTCTCGATGTTTCGGAGAGAAACTCCGAAACCAAGAGTGGAGAAATACCGTACTTCATGGTATCAAAAAGGGCTTACCCCAGATGGGTGAGTTCTACCTGAAGAAGAATTGCGACGCGATGAAGAAGCGTCTTACTAAAGAAGCAGTAACTCCTGACCGTTTTAAGGAGGCAATCGCCAGAACAGCTCGTGAGATCTTCCCAGAAGGAATTATCTGGGAGGATTGGTCTAAGGTGGACGACTATGTAAGTATCAGCGATCATGCTTGTTACGAGCGTACTCGATCCAAACAAGGTGTCTTAGGTCTACTGCATGACTCGGATATGGGTGGTTATACAACCCCACATCGTCAGATTTCCCCTACTCAATTAGGTGGCATGTACTGGGACCCCTCTCACGAGGTAGTCAGGGAATTTCGTTTCCCCGCCTGGCTACCAGGACAGATTTATGCTCAGGAACAGCGAAAGGCTATGTGCTCTTATCGAGGCTCTAAAGCCGCTGTTAAACCAATCTTCGAACCCTTAAAGATTCGAATGATCTCTGCAGGAGACTACCACTCAAATGGTTTGTACTCCCGCCTACAGAAGGTCCTCTGGAAGGGACTTCAAAAGTTTTCACAATTCAGGTTAACCGGAAAGAGTGTCGAGTGTTCTGACGTCGAATGGATTCGATCCATGACGCAGCTCGATCGAGATTCCCCCATCGGGGATTTCTATCTTTGGGTCAGCGGTGATTATTCTGCCGCAACTGATAATCTTCATGGAGATGCCTCCCGTGAGGCCATTATGGCTTTAGCGGGAGATCCAATAACCGCGAAGGTATTGGTTCAGGGACTCATGGAGACTATGATTGACTTTTCGGTTATGGCCGAGAGGCCTGATGGGAAACTTTTGGACCTTCCAGACCCTTTCATCATGACGAACGGACAGCTAATGGGTAGCGTCTTTTCGTTTCCAATCCTCTGTCTGATCAACTTAGCGGTCTACCGGGAGGCTCTTGAAGAGTACACTAAAAAGAAGTGGCTTCTTAAAGACCTACCCGCGCTTTGTAACGGAGATGACATTCTATTCCAGACGAATCCCGAGTTCTACTTGATTTGGTGTGATTTTATCAAACAAGTCGGATTCGAGAAGTCGGTCGGAAAGAATTACGTCTCCAGCGATACTGCTGTTATTAACAGTACGTATTTTGATGTTCGTGGACACAAGGAGGTCACCAAGGTACCGTATTTAAATATGGGCTGGTGTACGGGAGTGATGAAGGGTGGTTCTGGATTCGACGGAGAGGAAGCTGAGGAAGATTACCCGATTGAAAAGATCAGGTCTCAGCTCGAGACAGCCTACGATCAGTGGATGTCTGACGTCGAATATAATAGAGATCTTTCTCCAAAAGAGAGGGAACGGAGAAGACTGGTTTTCCATAGATATCGGGAAGAAATCCGACTGTGGAACTGGGACAGAGTAGTTAATCTTGGTGCTATTGCAGGGGATGGACCTTGCGGTCTGATGCTAACGGATAAGGTTAATGAGGAACAGTTGAAGTTCTCATATTGGGCTTATCTTCACAAGGACTCGTCGGATCGAGGTGGTTGTTTGACCTCTCATCCGAAGAGCATGAGTCCCTGGAAGATCGTGAAACATAACGTCATTAGTGACTATCACGAGCTTTCCAATGAATTCCGGAAAGTTAAGAAAAACCTATCCCTGGCAACGATCGTCCATCACTACTGGGCCAAGATTAATAGAACCGTACATACGAAGTTTGAGGAAACTCGTTATGTTGTAGGAGCGTTCTAAGGAGGTCGCAGAAAACTAGCGACTGGCTCCTCCACTTCGGAGGGTCCTACTGACCGAAAGAGTTTGTAAAGTTGACCGGCGACGGTCAGATCACGAGGGTGAAAGTCCCTAAATGTGCAGATGATGAGATAACTGATATACATATGTTTATCTTCTAACCCGTAAGACGGTGAATAGCCAAGTAACGGATGTTCCGATGTTGCCTATAGACGGGGGTAATACTGCGGTCTCTCTGCGGAGAGACGGGTTAATTCCTTACGAATAGTCGATGGACTTCACGTGCGTAACTAAGAAATCTACTGTTAACAGTAAATCTCCGGATCTGTCGAACTCTTTCTCAACGGTTG